GATAACATTTAGATCTAAGTCAGGTGGTGCACACTTGTTTTTGTTTCTTGATGATTGGTACCTGGCTGTAGATGTTCGTGAATATTTGATCGAGATTGCTGCAGCGATTGGTTACTCAGGCTGTGAGATCTTTCCAAAACAAGATCAGATTCTTGTGGAGCGAGGCGATGTCGGTAACTTTATCAATCTTCCGTATTTTGCTGCAGACCAAACTACGCGCTACGCAATCAACGGAACCAGTGATGCGTTAGACCTAGAGTATTTCCTTGACCTTGTTGACAAGAAAACAGTTTCTCTTGGTGATTTAGAGAAGATTGATTTCGGCACTCAACGGGAGCTTTTTTCAGACGCACCCCCGTGTCTTCAATTATTTCTAAGCAACGGTATTCCAGAAGGAACGCGCAATAAAGTGATGTTCAATGTTGGCACGTATCTTAGAAAAAAGTATCCAGAGGATTGGAAGAAGCACCTGGAGGAGGTTAATCAAAAGCATTGCACACCACCGCTACCAGCGGCTGAGATTGTGCAGACCCAGGGGCAACTAGATAAAAAAGAATACGGGTATCAGTGTAAAGAAGAACCAATGTGCTCTCACTGTAATAAATCTTTGTGCAAGACCAGGCCGTATGGTGTGGGACAAAGAGACGACACCATGCCAAACATAGGTGGACTTACCATCTTGCTGTCAGAGCCACGTTTGTACTTTCTTGACGTGGACGGGAAACGTCTGGAGCTAACGACCAAACAATTACAGATCCCTCTACAGTTTCAAGAAGCATGTATGGAGCAGCTTAATTATATGCCTCCTTTGCTAAAAGCAAGTGAATGGCAACCTATGGTTAACGAAATGATGGTTAACGCAGCAACGATAGAAGTTGCAGAAGAATTGACTACGGGTGGTCAGTTTAAAGAGTTAGTTGAAATGTATTGCACGTCCAGGATTAGGGCAATGTCTCCAGAGGAGCTAGAGCTAGGTAAACCCTGGACAGAGGACGGTAAAACATACTTCAAGATAAAAGGTTTGCAGGAGTTCTTGAAACAACGTGGGTTTACAAAACTTAGCAGACCTCAAATGCAAGAACGGTTGAAACAAATGAACGACAACGAAGATTGTAACGCGATCTACAAATACAAGAACGAGGCTGGAAAGTGGACCGGGACCCGAGTTTGGTGGATCAGAGAAGTCAAAGAACTAGAAGTTAAATTACCCGAAGGAGATGTGCAGCATGCACCATTTTAAGTCCTTGGAACCTACGCACAGACATAGGACTGTGTATCTACACGGTTTGTTAAATGTGTCTGATCTATGTGACCTATTAAATGTGAGCCGGTCAACAGTATACCGATGGGTGCGCAATGAAAAGCTGCCCCCACCGTACAAGATTGGAAGGTCCATACGATGGAAGACAAAGGAGATAGAACAATGGATGGAAAAGATAAACCATGAGTGAGCAATTAATTTTTGGACCACCTGGGTGTGGCAAAACATATACCTTGATGAACATTATTCAACAAGAGTTAGACAGGGGCACCACACCTGACAGGATTGCTTTTTGTTCTTTTTCAAGAAAGGCCATACACGAAGCGAGGGAACGGGTCGGTGCTAACTTTAACTTAACGGAGAAAGACACCCCTTATTTTAGAACCCTTCATTCAATGGGCTTCAGGTTTCTAGGGCTACGCAAAGAAGAGATTGTCAATGTTTACGATCTTAAACAGGTTGGTGCTCAAATGGGGATGTCGTTTGATAACAGGGATGTCTACGATGCTGACGGAATCCTACAGCTATCTGCCAAAGAAGGTAACAAATACTTAACGCTGATACACAGAGCCAAAATGCGGTGTGTGCCTTTGGAGCGTGAGTACAACGATTTTGGAGACCACAACATACGGTGGCCTCTGTTAGAAAAATTAAACAAAGTGTATGCGTCTTATAAAGAAGAGCTAGGTAAATACGACTTTACAGACATGATTGATCTCATGGTCAAGCAGGGCACTGGCCCTGCTATTGACGTGTTAATTATAGATGAAGCACAAGACCTCACCCCACTGCAATGGCAACAGGTTGACGTGTTGAAGCAACGGGCTAAACGTGTGTGGTACGCAGGTGACGATGACCAAGCTATTTTTAGATACACCGGAGTTGACGTAACCAAGATGTTAAAAGCATGCGCTAACATCCAGGTTCTAGAGCAGTCTTATCGGGTGCCACAAGCAGTTCATGGGTTAGCTGCTACCTTGGCTAAACGTATTTCTGTTCGTCAGCCTAAAGATTGGCGGTCCACTGCGCACGAAGGATCAATTAACTATCACATGAGCTTTGATGAGATAGACATGGATCAAGGTTCGTGGACTGTCATGTCACGGACCTCCAAGCAGCTTAACGAACTTGCAGATAATTTAAGAAGAGACGGTGTTTTGTTTTTAAAGAACGGACATCTAAGTTTTGATGTCTCGCAACTTAACAGCATGGAAGTATGGGAAGAGTTGCAGAAGAACGGGTCTATAACCATAGAGCAAGCAAAAAGTTTGTATATCAACTGTCCAAAAAGAGGGAACCATGCCTCTGTTGCTTGGGGATCTGCAAAAACACTAGAGATAGAGGACAGTAGTAAACGTGTTTCCTTTGAAGAACTTAGAAAGAATCACGGGTTGATGGTTAAGAAAGAAGTCCCAGCAGAGGACGTGATTAATTTATCACGAGAGGACAGAGACTACATTGCTGCTATTAAACGAAGAAAGAAAGGTATAAAAAAGACTCCTGATATAGCTTTGAGCACTATACATCGAATGAAGGGAGGAGAAGACGACAATGTAGTTTTGTTGACGGACATGGGTTACATGCCACACAAAACCTTGCAACAATCGCCAGACGACGAACACCGCGTTTTTTACACAGCGGTCACTCGAACAAAACAAAATCTGCATATCGTAGACAGTGAAACAAAGTACAGGTACGAGCTATGACAGATAAAATTAACCCGTCTCACTATAAACGAAACGATCTTGAATGCATCGAAGCGATTACTGCTGCGGTCCAAAACCTGAAAGGCATCGAAGCATACTGCACAGGAGCAGCTATCAAATATTTATGGAGGTGGGCTGAAAAAAATGGTGAAGAAGATCTTGAGAAAGCGATGTGGTTTATAAAACATATGATGGACATGAAACATGGCACAGATAGCAGATGGATTTGACGACGCGATTATAGGTTTTACCGAACTTTGGGGTAAAGAAGGGTACATCGTCGTATATGACGCATCAAAGATGTTTCAGACTTTAATGAGTCGTGATGGTATGACCGCAGAAGAAGCGACGGAATACTTTGAGTTTAATATTCAAGGGGCTTATGTCGGAGAAGACACTCCCATATATGTTTGGCCTGGAACTCTTGAACAGATAGAAGAGCTATTGGATTCTATTGATGACTAAAGACACAAGCACAATAAACTGGATTGAAAGACAAGAGTTAGATCAGATAGAGGTTGATTGGTGCGCTCCACAAAGCTTTCCAGATCTAACACACGTTGACACCATGGCCATAGACCTAGAGACAAAAGATCCAAACCTAAGAACTTTAGGGCCTGGGTGGGTTCGTGGTGACGGGTATGTGGTTGGTGTTGCTGTTTCTACAGGCGATTACACAGGGTATTTTCCTGTTAGACACGAAGGCGGCGGTAATCTAGCTCCCAACATAGTTTTTAAGTGGCTGCAGAAACAACTCGACACACCATATATTACAAAAGTCTTTCACAATGCGACTTATGACCTGGGCTGGTTGCGGCATGAGGGCATCACGGTGGCTGGAAAAATAGTAGATACCATGATTGCTGCGCCGTTGTTGGATGAAAACAGGTTTTCATACTCGCTAAATGCACTTGGCTACGACTATGTTGGCTCAGTAAAAAGTGAAAAGATGTTACGTGCCGCTGCCTCTAGCTGGGGTATCGACGCAAAGGCAGAACTATGGAAGCTCCCTGCTAAATATGTTGGTACATACGCAGAGCAGGACGCAAGTCTTACGTTTTCTTTGTGGAATATATTGAAGGCAGAGATAAACAAGAAAGAGCTAACTCATATTTTTGAGCTAGAGACTTCTTTAACGCCACTGCTTCTTGATATGCGAGAAAAGGGAGTGCGCGTTGACTTAAACAGGGCCGAACAAACGAAAAGCATACTACAAAAGCGAGAGAAAGAACTGCTTGCTAGTGTTAAAAAGGACACAGGTATTTTGGTAGAACCCTGGGTAGCGACAAGTGTTGCATCTGTGCTCGATTACTATCAAATACCGTACACAACCACAGAAAAATCAGGGCAGCCATCAATAACAAAAGCATTCTTACAAGCCTGTACACACGAGGTAGCTCACAAGATCCTTAGAATCAGAGAGCTAAACAAAGCCAGCAGCACCTTTATCGACTCTATTTTAAGATACGAGCACAACAGCAGAATACATTGTGAGTTTAATCAGTTGCGATCTGATGACGGCGGCACTGTGACAGGGCGGTTTAGTTCAAGTAACCCAAACCTGCAACAGATACCTGCAAGGGATCCAGAGATTAAACAGATGATTCGTGGTTTGTTTATCCCAGAAGAGGGAGACCAGTGGGGATCTTTTGACTACTCAAGCCAAGAGCCAAGGTTATTGGTTCACTATTGCTCTCTTCTTTCGGACCACAACCCAAATCCATCTGTAGAGAGCATCGTCAGTGCTTACCATGACTCTGAGGTGGACTTTCATCAGATGGTGGCTGACATGGCAAGCATTACCAGGAAGCAAGCAAAGACTGTCAATCTTGGGATCATGTATGGCATGGGCCAGGGCAAACTAGCAAATACGCTTGATATAACCAAACAGGAGGCAAAGACTCTACTAAACTCTTATCACGATAAAGTCCCGTTTGTTAAAGGTTTAGCGGACATGGTTGCCTCAAAAGCAGCTAGACATGGACAGATACGAACGTTACTTGGCAGAAAATGTAGGTTTGACATGTGGGAGCCAAATAGCTTTGGTTATAACAAACCACTGAAACACGAAGAGGCTATCAAAGAGTATGGTCCTGGTATACGCAGAGCGTTTACATACAAGGCCCTTAACAAGCTCATACAAGGCTCTGCAGCGGACCAAACAAAGAAGGCCATGGTTGACTGCTACAAAGAGGGTTTAGTGCCTCTGCTGACCGTACACGACGAGTTGTGTTTTAGTATTAGCACCGAGGAACAAGCATCACGAATTAAAGAGATTATGGAAACTTGTGTTGATCTTCGTGTGCCAAGCAGTGTAGATCAGGAGTTGGGCGGCAACTGGGGCGAGGTTGGTTAAAAGTCTAACGAGTCCTCGCCACTCTCCATCATATCCCGTAAACGCTCTGAACGCTGTCCTACCTGAGATGCCCACCTGGAATCCATCATCTGGATTGATGCTTCTTTGTAGTCTCCCTCATCCAAGGCTTGGATCATCTTTTTAAATTGTTGGAAGCGGGGCATTCCGAGGTTAAATACCATATCTACCACGACGCGCTGACGCACTTCATCAAGGTCAGCGTACCAATCAAAAG